CCGCTTACCGGGCGCGGCCTTTGCTTCGATAACTCCGTTTTTCAAGGCGAGATATTCGGCCACGCATTCATCATATGTATCTTTCGTAATGGATACGCGGCGATCCTCTATCAATACACGTGTGTGCCACGCCCCGGAGGGGAGCTGTTTAATTTTTGGGAGCCTGATTTCCGGCTCCTTTTTTCTTTTTGCCATCCCGTTCACCTCCACTTAAAAGCTTGTGGAAAATCAAAAATGCCGTGAGCATAAAAACGGCGGCGATTCCTGCCGCGCCCAATAAAATAACCGCAGAAATCTTTTCGGAGCGAATCAGCCCCATTTCCGGGTTCCGGGCATCCAGCACCATATAGACCATGAGCACCGCCGTCAGCAGAATGTTTAATGCGCACTGCCCGTAAATCAAGGGCTTATTTTCCCTTTGCACGGATGCAAGCGCGCTGTCTTTTTTAGAAAGGGCTTCGCTTTGCTTGCTGATGCGGTCATCTCTGGCCGCGACACCAGCCTCCATAATGCGGCTCCTGTCCAGTAGGCGGTCTATCGCCGCGCCCTTCTCGGCAATTATCTCGTCCTTGTATGCTATCTCCTGCCGGAGCTGGTCTATTTCCGCCTGATCTCCGCTTGGGTGAACACCTGCAACGGAATCCATTGACACGTCCATAGCGGCGCACAGCGCGGCGATATGGAAAAAGCCGGGGTTCGATACGGCACCGGAAAGAATCCGGCTTGTGGTGGCGATGGGAACGCCGGACACGTCAGAAAGCTGCTGGTTCGTCAGATGATTCCTGAATTTCTCGTCTTTCAGCCTTTCCGGGAGGGCATCGAAATTCGGCTGCATTTCCTCGATGAATGTTTGGCCTGTATTTGAATCCATAATTCGCCCTCCTATTAAATTTGATATTGGATTGTGCACATTTGATTGCGGTGGAATCAGATGTGTGGTTTACTTTCTCTGGCTGAAAATGCTATGGTGATATTGCAACCGGCAAGGGACACACGGCGTTACCGGCGGCAAGCCCCGCCACCTTGTGGCACGGGTGGCGGGGCAATCATCACTTGACGGACGTAATTTCCAGAGATTCTTTTTCCGTGGTGATGCCATTGGCAAACTCTGCAAATTGCTCGCCGTGCAAAGATGCAGAACCCGTGCCGGAAAAGGCATATATGATTGTGTAAATATATTCTCCATCATCAAATGTTCCAATTATCCCCGTAAGGCCGCCGGACGACGCGACAAGATCAAGATTGATCGTGGCGCCGAGGATTTTGCAGGTTGTATGGTCGGTTGCTGCGGCGTTGTTCCCAACTAAAGCCTCTACACACGCCGAATGCTGGGTTTTTGGCTTAAATGTCCGCATGATATCGGATTCATCCCCAGAGAATTGCCTCACGTAAATACCAATATAAGTGTTTCCATCTGGCAATGTTATATCTGTAAGCCCTTCGCCCGCTTCTTTGATGGTGCTATCTTTATCAACGGGGAATATTAAATTACCAATTTTTATTGTATCTTCGTTTTGCGCCTCAGTGGCCGACGTTGCGGCTTCGGTATTGGGAGTGGCGTCTTTCTGCGGCACCCGCCCGACTGTAATTTCATCTGTAGTCCACAGGCGCTTCTTCGTTTCGCTATCGGATGCGTGCAGAGAAAAAGAAACTTCCTCTATAGAATCGATATCGTTTTCCTCTAAATCAGATGATAGGAAACTAAGCTCGTCATACGTTACGCACCCGGCGTATGCGTGCGCAACCATGCTACCATAAATCATGAATCCGTTTACAGAAACATCATCGGAAAAAATATTGATATCGGAATCTGTGCTATTTTCTACATAGAATGAAAGAATTTCGTTATCCGTCCAGTCTGTTTCAATTCCACGGTACTTTATAATTATGCCATCTTTATCATATATGGTTTGGCCGGACTTATCAATTTCCTGCACATATCCGTCAGAAATGGAAGTTTCAAGGGAAAACTGGAATCTTGTAATTGTCTTCTTATCATCTTTGTTGTATATATAGGCATCTTGCGCCTTTACAGTTGCGATACTTTTAATTCCGTACTTTTCCAAATTTTCACGGGGAATATCAATGGAACCGTTTGATTTCTTGCCGGGAGCCACATTTTCATGTAATCCACAACACATTGTGATTCCATTTACTGAAAATTGAGTTCCAGTGAAAGAAACGTTCTTATCAGAGTTATTTTCCGCAAGGACTTTTATTTTGATGCTGTAGTCATCGGAATAGTCAATTTCTTTCGCCGTGAGTTTGAAAGTGCCATCGTCATACACCACGGTTTCCGCAATGGTTCCTTCTTCGGCGGCGACCGTTTCCGTGGGCGCTTCTGTCTCCGATTCGGTGGGCGCTTCCGTGGCTACCGTTGTAGGCGTAGCCTCCGTGGTCTCTGGCTGCGTCTCAGCCGTGGACGCGCCACAGCCGGACAGCACCAGGCAAAGGCAAAGCAGAAAAGCAATTACTTTTTTCATAGTGGATACCTCTTTCCATAAAATTCTACAATAAAATAATACCACGTTCGGAAAATAATTTCAACGAAGAGAAAAATTTTTTGTGCATTTTCTAATTAGTCCGGTTTATTGGACATTTAGTGTGCTACTGTATGTTATGCAAACAATTGTTCTAAATATAAAAGGAGGAACGGCCAGTGACGAAAAATGCATTGCGAAACAGAGTAAACTGTGATATAATGGAAGAAAGGAGAACATTGCCGAACATTCGTGAACAGTTGGCGGAGAATATTCTTTCCCTAACTGATGAACAGGCTGCATATGTGCTAAGGAGGGTAAAATGTTTGTTACAAAGCGAGCGCTCAGAAAAGAGAATCGAAAACTAAAAGAACTGCTCCAAAAATGCCAGAATCTGCAAAGCGAAGTCAAAGACTCCTGCCTTAATGCCAACTGCATTCTGTGCGAACACTGTGTAATGCCGCAAAGCGACTTGCCATTTGTTTTGGTTGGATGCAGGTTGGAGCGTGCCTGTGCCCACTTTTCACCAAATCAAATCTGTAAGAAACTTCACAAACAATGCGGAACAGACGCCGAGGAAAAAACCGATTGCCTCGTGGAAAATGGCTGACCGCCATTCCTTGTGCCGAAGTTCCTTATAATTTCGCCCCTTCTCCGTCAAGCGGAAATCGCTGTGGGCGTCGTTCACCCATTCGATACATTTACATTCGGCAAGGTATGCCAGAATGCCGGTATAATCTGAATAGCTGTGAATTTTCTTTTCATCAATAACGCCCATCCAAGCTATTACGTTGTATGTGTTGGAGTTCCCGAGCGGGGGATTGGCAATCAGGATATCCAGCACATATTTGGAATCTTTCGTTAATCTCACAATAAATTTATAGCCTCCTTGATAATGTTGGAAAGCTTACCGCACTGATCGTCGGACAGGCTATCAATTAAATCCAGAAGTTCCCGTTTTTCGGGGCTGACCTCGCCATTCGTGGCGGGGTCTTTTTTTGTTTCCTCGCCCTTGAGATACTCAACGGTGACGCCGAAATAATCGGCGATTTTTTGCAAGGTCGCGTCCGAAGGATTATTTCTGTTACTTTTCCAATAAGTGACATTTGATTTTCGAATCCCGATTTCAATCGCGGCAGCACTAGGGCTAATTCCTTTGTTTGCGCACAGCTCACAGTAGCGCATATAAAAATTTGTTTGTTCTTCGCCTTTTAAAAAATCTACGGTTACACCGAAATGATCGGCAATTTTTTGTAATGTTGCGTCTCTCGGTTCTGCCCCGTTCTTCCATCTTGTTACAGATGGTTTGCCAAGTTTTAGTTCCACGGCAACAGCGGATGGGGATTTCCCAACGGAATTACACAATTTAACATAATTTTCGTAAAAAGCCATAATTAACACTCCTGCATTTTGTGCAATGTGACAAAGTTGCGTTCGTTATCACTTTTACAGTTGACAGTTACGTTTGTTAACGCTATAATAGCGCTGTGAGTTACGAAAGTAAACAAAACCCCAGACCCAGGGTAAAAAATCCTGCGTCAAAGCTATTCTGTTCCTCGCAAGTACATAGTAGCACACTTTGTTAACTTTTGCAACCACAAAATGACTGCGGTGGGAAAGAAAAAAACGCCTGCTGACAATCGCAGACGCTTTTCCCCCAGATTTTTTACCGAAACACGGCGGCAACCCGGCACGCGCCGAAATTACTTTATCGGCGGCTCCCGGGCAGTTGCGTCAGACCGGGAGAAATGCCGAATCCGTAAATTGTCTTACGGTTCTTAGCCGTGCCAATCACTTACAGCATATCTGGTTGCTGTGCTCCATGCGCATCATGCAGTTGCCTTAGTTCGGAACGCCAGAGCAAAAAGATTGCTTCGCCAATGGCTCCGCATCAAATCACCCCTTTCTGTTGTTACACAGGGAACGCATGAAATTGTAGCACGGTTTCTCGCCGCAGTCAACATTTTTAACTAAAAGGAGGAATACAATGCCCGAAAAATGGACGGGGCGGCTCATCGGGCGGATGCACAATGAGCGGATCACCTATGAGCAGCTGGCAAACGAAATGGGCGTGAACAAAGCGTACATTTCCATGATTCTGAATGGGAAGCGGAAGCCACCCAATATCCAGAAGCGGATGGAGACCGCTTTGGAAGCAATCATCAAGCGGGAGCGAGAGAAGCAATCTCAGAAGAAGGGAGAAATAACATGAGCACTTCCACGATTCTTTCAATAATCGGAATCGCGCTTGCCTGCTATTCGTTGGGGTACAGCGTTCGGGGGCTAGTAGATTGCATTGCTCCCAAGGTTAAGCCCGCAGATAAAGAGAGCGAGGGGAAAGACAATGCCTAGAATCCGGCAGTATGCCGAGCGCTACGCAGTGGAAGATCTCTGGAAGGAAATCGACCGCTGCTGTCCACTGGCGGGGATTCAGAGCAACAACGCTGTAGCGCTGGAAGAAAAAACCGGGGTAGACCATCAGACCCTTCGGAACTACCGGAAGGGAAAAACCGAAATGCGGGTAAGCGTCCTGCGAAAGCTGGTGACCACCCTCCACCCCAACCCGGCGGTGATCCTGAAAACCCTGGGGTATTCGGAGAAGGAGATACGGGCGTTTGCGAAGGAATGGCAGTGATTTGAAATCTACGGCAGAATGCCGAAATTGAAAGGAGGGGCTAAATAATGCGCA